TACAATATGCTTCAGCAGCACGGGTCCTATAAGACAGGAATTGTGATGGGTGGATGCCATTCTATTGCCTTTACGATTCTGCAGGCGTGCGATAAGAGAATTATGGGACAGGGAACAACTGCAATCATCCATGATATGTGGGAGACGGTCACTGGAAATGCGGCAGATCTGAGAGCAGAAGCAGACAATTTGGACGTGGCAATGGATAGTTGTGTGGCATTATTTATGCAGAGAGCAACCATTTCAGAAGATGAACTCAGAGAGATGATGCATAAGACTACCACATTGTCCCCTCAGATGGCTCTGGAGTATGGACTGATTGATGAGATTGGTGTTGCACAGAAGGAAGAGGACCAGGGTGTGAAACTGCAGGAAGTACTCAGAGAAAATGAAATGCTTCAGATGCAGCTGAAAAACAGAAATGAACATCAGAAACAGTTGGCCGAGTTTTATCAGCTGACACATAAGAAAGAAGAGAAGAAGAAAGAAAAAGACAGCACCGGTTGGGGTGCATTTTTTGATTAGGAGGAAATGTAAGAATGAAGATTGAAGGTTTAAGACAGGAAGTAAAAGACAAAGTAAAACAGCTTCTGGACAATGCTCCGGCAGATCAGAAAGCAGATGCCATCATGCAGTCCATTGAGATGATTGAGGAAGCAACACATGCAGATCTGATTCAGCAGGTTGTGGCAGAAGCGGAAAGAGCAAGTCATGATGCGGAATTCAAAAAGCAGTTAGGCCTTAGAAATCTGTCTCAGGAAGAAAGAAAATTCTATGAGGGATTCAAAGATATCAAGCAGTCTATCACAGCAAATCAGATTGATATCATTCCGACGGAGATTATTGACCGTACACTGGATGATGTAAAGAAAGCATCGCCGATTCTGAAATTGGTGAACATGGCACCGGCAAATGTAAAGAAATGGATTGTAGCATCCCATTCAGGGGCAGCAGTTTGGGGAGGAATTACCGATGCAATCAAAGGAGAACTGTCAGCAGAGGTTTCATCGTTGAACATTGAGCTTCATATGCTTTCAGCTTATCTTGTGATTCCAAAAGCAATCCGTGAGTTGTCTATGGAATTTGTAGATCGTTATTTTATGGCAATCCTTTCAGAAGCAATGCAGGATGGACTTGTTAAAGGATATCTTGATGGAGATGGAAAGACCGGTCCGATCGGAATCTTCCGTCAGATTAATACAACAAACGGAGATGGGACACAGAAAGCAAAAACTGTTTCTACAAAAATTACAAAGTTTAGTCCGAAAGGACTTGCCGAGGTAAGAAAAACTCTTACAAACGAAGGAAAGCGTGTAGTGAGCAAGCTGTATCTGATCTGTAATCCGGCAGATGAAGCAGAGTATGTTGATCCGTGCATGTATGGGGAAGCTCTGACAGGTGGCTATGTCAATAAGTCTTTTATTGAGATTGAAAAGATGGTTGATGCAAACTGTCCGAAAGGAAAAGCAGCATTTACGATTGAAGGATATTACACGATGGGAGCCACAGGAGTCCGTGTGAACGAATATGATCAGACGAAAGCGATGGAGAACGCAGATTTGATCATCGCAACATGCTATGCGAACGGCCGTGCTGTTGATGACAATGTGGCAGTAATTTTTGATGTAACCAAACTTGAAGAATATGTGCTTCCTGTCACACAGGTAACGATTCCACAGCAGGCAGAATAGTATCAGGAGGCGGGAGAGATGTCGAATGAAGAGATTACAAATCTTGTAGATGAGATGCGGGAAGAGTTCCAGATCCCGCCATATTGTCCGGATCAGCAGATGATCAATCTGGCAAAGGAAGGTGAGCAGACAGTCGGGGGATTAAATCCCGGCTGTAGCATCACAAAGGACCTGACCTACAGGATGCTTTTAAAGAACTATATGTACTATGGATATCATCATCGTGTGCATGAATTCATGGATAATTATGCGAGTGTGATATTAACATGGCAGATGGAGACGGAGGTGGAGATTGATGGCAATGCCTGAATATACAGACGGAGTTCTGGGACTCTTCCAGATCCAGGAGGATGAGACAGAGGATTATCCGGAAGAAAAGATTAAAGATACAGGGATTCAGATCTGGTATCGGGAACTGTCTATATTTGATACGACCAGAGCACGTTTATCTGCAGATGGAATCGAAGCAACTATGAAAGTAAGTATTCCTCAGTATAGAAGGATCAACAGCAAATATATTTGCATGATTGATGGAGTACAGCATGAAATCTACAACGTGGCTCAGGTATCTACAAAAGAGGGATTCAGGGAAACAGAACTGACACTGAAAACACCGGCACATAATCGGGAGGTAATTGATGACACAGAAAGAACTAAGTGAGATCTTACATAATACCGGATGTCCGGTGAATGAGGGTGTATCAAGTCTGAAGAATGAAAAGGTTTTTCCAAGAATTGATTACTGGGAATATCTCTGGCAGGATGTGATGGCATCCGGTGAAGGATTTTCAGAAGCAGTTACGTGGCAGATAAGCTTTTATGCAAAGCGGCCAAGAGATGCGAAACTTCTTGAGTTAAGAGATACACTCCGAAGCTTAGGATATCATCCGGAAATATCTCATGAGTATAACGTAGAGGACCGAGTTTGGCATTCTTATTTTGCGATTGAAACAGATGGTGAGAGCGTATGAGCAGGACCTATTCTGGTGGAGAGATAACATTTGATGATTCTGGTTTGGAAGATTTTGAAAAAATGCTGCAGCAGTATGCAAGACAAGCAGATCCACAAAATGTATTGGATGCAGAAGAAGCAGGGGCAAAAGAATTTGTCAGTGATTTGTTAAAATTACCAAAACCACGAAGTGAAGTAAGAAAGGCAGGATACACACATCTTGTTAATACATTTGCTATGGAGAGAGCAAATGGGGAGATTAAAGTCGGATGGGGGAAATATTACGGTCCGATGGTAGAACATGGAACAAAGAAAATGGCAGCCAAGGCGCACTTGAAACCGCTTTTTGAGCGGAATAAAGAAAAGTATTACAGAAAAATGACAGAAAAGATTTTTGGTTAGGAGGAAGAGATGGCGATTAAATCAAAAAAACCGGCAAGAAAACAGACTGTTGGTGCTCAGTACCTGTGTTTTGCAAATGCAGCAGAGACAGGAGATTATGATGGCACTTATGATACGGATGTAGAGAAGACGGAAGTTGTAAAAAATGTAAAAGTGACAGAGAACTCAGATGCGAGTGATTCTTATGCTTCTGGAAAGGTATATGATTCTGATACACCAACAACAAGTATTGACATTGAAGTAGAGGTAATTGCATTTCCGGATGATACCATTTCCAGAATGAGAGGCGACACGGTAGGAGAGAGTGGTTTGATCCTGTCCGGTGGAAACAGTGAACGTCCATTTTTCGGATATGGAAAAGTGGTTATGCTGAAGAATGGAAAATGCAGATATGAATGGTATCCGAAGTGCAAATTAACGGAGAATTCCGATGATATTGCGACATCAGAAGAGAAGAGTAGTGAACAGACAGACACAATCAAGATCAGAGCTTATCCATTTGATGCAGCAGGAAATATTTTGAGTAAGGTAACAGAATCTACTGCTCCGGAAGGACTGACAGAAGAGAAGTTCTTTGCAAAACCGATTTTGACAGAAGCAGATCTTACAGAAGCGGTAGGAAAGTGAAAGGAATGATCAATACGTGAATACAGGGAAAATCATAAAATTGACAGATGGAACTGTAATGGAAGCGAAGATGAATTTTGGTACAATCTTTTATCTGGATCAGATTGGCGGTTCAAAGCTTGGTCAGAAGATTGATAAGCAGGAAAAAGAAGGAAAAGCATCTGACAGAGACAAGATGAATTTTGCAGCAAAGCTTATCTATGCAATGATCAGAAGTAATGGAAGAAAGGTGACATTTGATGAAGCATTGCAGCTTGTTCCTCCTGATCCGACAGAGTTGCTTGAAATTGTTGAGGCATATCAGAAAGAAGTCGATAAAATTAAAAAAAAAGAGGAATCAAAGAAACAGATGAAAGCGTTCAGCTCGAAATAAACTGGGCGGAATATATGGTAGATGCAAGAGAGATGGGAATGACGGAAGAAGAGTTCTTCCATACATGTCCTGTCTTTTTTTGTGAGCAATATGAGATTTTCTGTGAGAAGAAAGCGAAGGAGGTGAGAATGTTATATGGCAGATGAGCTGAAAAGAGTTGGATTGACTTTTAAGGCAGATGGAACTACAGATTTTAAAAAATCCTTGAAAGAAGTGAATGCAGCTGTTTCAGAAAACTATTCAGAGTTTAAACTTGCACAGTCCCAATGGGACAAGAACACACAGTCTTTAACAAAACTGGCAGATAAACAGAAATATCTGCAGGGGCAGACAGAACTGTATTCGGACAAAGTGAAAATACTGCAGGAACAGCTTAAGAGTATGTCGGATGCAGAAGGTAAGAACTCTGAAAAGATTGAGAAGAAAAAGCAAAAGCTTCAGGAGACACAGACAGCACTGGAAAACTATCGTAATAAGGTAGACAAACTGCAGGCTGAACTGGAAAAATTAGAAAGTGAAGAAAACAAAAATGAGACTGCGATTGAGAAAAAACGACAGGAATTGGAAAAAGCTCAGAAGGCAGTTGCAGATTATGGAGAACGAAGCGATAAGCTTGTAGAACAAATTGATAAGCTGGAAAAGTCAGAAGGAAAGAATGAGGCTGCAATTTCCAAGAAAAAAGCAGAACTGATCAAGACTCAGGCAAAGTTGAATGAGTATGATAAGGAATTAAAGACTGTAAATGAAGAGCTGGAAAAGGGAACAGCAAATCTAAAAGATTATGCAGATAAGCTCGAAAAGACAGGAACAAAGGTCAGTGATGCAGGAAAAAAGATGACTGCAGGTGTAACTACTCCGATTGCAGGAGTGGGAGTGGCAGCAGTGAAAACAGCAGCAAGCTTTGAATCTGCCATGTCCCAGGTGCAGGCAACAATGGGAATCACGAAAGATGCTACTTCTGAGGTGAATGGAGAAACTGTAAATACAATGGATTCCCTTAATAGTCTTGCGAAAACGATGGGTGAAAAAACTGCATTCTCAGCAAGTGAATGTGCAGAAGCATTGAACTATCTTGCCTTGGCTGGTTATGATACTCAGGAAATGACGGATACACTTCCAACTGTTTTGAATCTTGCGGCAGCAGGAGGAATAGATCTTGCATCGGCTTCAGATATGGTAACAGATGCAATGTCGGCTCTTGGCATGGGAGTGGACGAGTCTGAAAAAATGGTTGATCAGATGGCCAAGACAGCATCAAGCACTAATACTTCTGTTGCTCAGTTAGGAGAAGGAATTCTTACAATTGGTGCAACTGCGAAATCCATAAAAGGCGGCACAGCAGAGCTAAATACTGCATTAGGTATTCTGGCCAATAATGGTCTTAAAGGTGCGGAAGGTGGAACACATCTCCGTAATATTATTTTATCGCTTCAAAATCCAACAGATAAAGCTGCAGGAATGCTGAATGAATTAGGGGTAAGTGTGTATGATTCATCAGGAAATATGAGAAGCATGAATGACATACTGGGTGATTTGAATAACAGTATGGCGGGTATGTCATCTCAGGAGAAAGATAACATTATCAGCAAAATATTTAATAAAACAGATTTGTCATCAGTAAATGCTTTATTGGCAAATACAGGCGATACCTGGTCTTCGTTGCAGGAAAGCATTGAAGGAAGTGCGGGATCAGCGCAGCAGATGGCAGACACACAGTTGGACAATCTTGAGGGACAACTCACCTTGCTTAAATCTGCGCTTGAAGGCTTGGCTATATCAATTGGAGAAATATTGATGCCGTATGTAAAATCAGCAGTGGAGCATATTCAAAAACTGGTTGATAAATTTAATGGGCTGGATGATGGAACCAAGAAAACGATTGTAACAATAGCTTTGATAATTGCGGCAATAGGACCGTTGCTATTAATATTTGGAATATTGGCCGGATCGGTCAGTAAAATAATCACATTGAGTACCCAGATAGTTGGAATTTGTACGAAAGTTCCGGGGATTATGTCAACAATGGGAACTGGAGCAAAAGCATTGTGGGTAATTTTACAGGCAAATCCAGTGTTGAGCGTAGTGGCAGCGGTTATGGTTTTGATAACAATTTTTGTTGTACTTTACAATAAATGTGAATTGTTTCGGGATGGTGTAGATGCTATTTTCGGGGGAATTCAGAAATTTATTAAAGGCGTTATTGATAAGATTAAAGGATTCATGGATTTCGAATGGAAACTTCCGAAAATCAAACTACCACATTTTAAGGCAAGCGGTGAATGGTCACTTGTTCCGCCGAAAGTTCCGAAGTTTTCAGTTGACTGGTATGCAAATGGCGGTATCCTGAACAGTCCGACTATCTTTGGAGCAAATGGAAACAGTCTGATGGGAGGCGGTGAAGCAGGAAAAGAAGCGGTCCTTCCAATTGATTTGCTGAGAGGTTACATCCGGGAAGAGAATCAGGTCAATAATGCTGTCCTTGCTCAGATGATCGCTGAAGCGATTGCGACTATGTCATTTGTGATTGAAAATAATATCCAGTTAGGAGACAAGAAGCTTTCGGATGTCCTTGTTGATGCGGTAATACAGAAAATGTCTCAAAAAGTCAGAACGAAGAGAGGAGCAGTTGGAAAGTAAATGTATCAGGAAATTGAATACAATGAGATCCTTAGCTCCAGTATGAAGGTTTATGCAAAAGAAAGACCGTCCATTCCTGCTGCAAAGCCGAGACGTACAGAGATAACGATTCCCGGAAGGGATGGAGCACTGTATCGATATGAAGATGCTTATGATTCAACAGAAATAACAGTTGCTTTTAACTTTGTGGCAAATGAAATGGAGTGGATGGCGAAATGGAGACAGGTGCAGAGATGGCTTGGAGCCAGAAATTCTAAGTTGCTTTTTGGTGATGATGGAGAAGTGTTCTATAAAATTGCTTATGTTGATCTGAGTGAAATCGAAAGGACAACTGCAAGAATAGGCAATTTTACAGCTACATTTGTCACGAGAGATGGTTTGTGTTATCTGCAGTCAGGAGAAAAGGAATATTCTATTGCAGATGTACGGTTTAATCCATATGGGATTTCCAAACCGATATACAAGATTACGGGAGAAGGAAACTGTACCTTAAAAGTAAATGGCAAATCCATGAAGGCAAATGTGGGACAGAATCTGACGATCGATACAGACAGGATGCTTGCATACAGAGAAGATGGAAGTATTCAAAATACAGCGTTGTCGGGAAATTATGAGGAACTATATTTGAAAAAAGGAACGAATTCACTATCCATTTCTTCAGGATTTGCATTGAAGATTATTCCAAATTGGAGGTATACACCTTGATACAGATTTATAAGCCGGAGAATACGGATTACAAAAATAATGGAGATATGCCGCTTATTCCGGAGGAAGCAATCATTCATGTGGTTCTTAATGGAGAGTGGACGGCAACACTGGAGCATCCGATCGATGAGGAGGGACGGTGGAAATACATTGTTGATAATGCAGTGGTTAAGATGCCATCGTTTAACGGGGATCAGCTGTTCCGGATAAGAAATAAAGAAAAGAAAGATTCAGGAGTGAGTGCGGAGCTTACTCCTATTTTTATGGATGCAAAGGAAGAATGTTTTCTGGTGGATGTCAGGCCAACAGGTAAGACTGGTCAGGAAGCGTTGAATCTGATGACAGCCCCAAATAAAAAATACACTGCAAAATCAGATATCAAGACAACTTCAACAGCGTACTACCAGACGAAGAATCTGATAGAAGCAATCAATGGAGATGATGAAAATTCATTTGTAAATCGTTGGGGTGGTGAGATTCTGTATGACAATTTTACGGTCGCTGTAAATACAAGAGCTGGTGGTGATTATGGAGTACAGGTCCTTTATGGAAAGAATATCGTGGAAGATGGATTCTCAGAAACAATTGACATGAGTGAGGTCGCAACCAGAATCGTGCCGAAAGCTTATAACGGATATATGATTGCAGGAGATACACCCTGGGTTGATTCTTCGCTGATCAACAAGTATCCGACTGTTCATTTCAGAGTCATCACCTTTGAAGATGTGAAGATGAAAGAGGATGCATCAGAAGATGATGCAGAAAATGGAATTACGGTGTGTAGCACTCAGAAAGAACTTGAGACTGCGTTAAAGAAAAAGTGTGAAGAACAATATGCAGCAGGTGTGGACAAGCCGGTTGTAACGATATCTGCAGATATGGAACTGTTGGAAAATACGGACCTTTATTCTGATTTAAAGGAACTTGAGAAGGTATCTCTTGGTGATACAGTGCATTGTAATCACACGAAGTTGGGTATCACATCTGATGCGAGAGTGATCGAGTTGGAATGGGATGCAGTAAATAACAGAATCACATCAGTTGTGTTGGGAGATTTTCAGTACAATTTTCTTGATAATGTATCCAGCATTATGAATCGGGTTGATCAGGCAATCCGTTCAGATGGCACGCTGATCGGGCAGCAGATTCAGGGAATTATCAATGGTGTAAAGGCTCAAATGAAAGTGCAGTCAACCATTGCAAAAAAGCAGGAAGTCAGAGCAATCCTGTTTGAGGACCTGGATCCGGATTCTTCCACCTATGGGGCAATGTGTCTTGGAACTCTTGGATTTCAGATTGCATCTACAAGAACTGCAGATGGAAGAGACTGGGACTGGAAGACCTTCGGAACCGGTGCCGGCTTCTTTGCGGATTTCATCGTGGCCGGAACGATGCTGGCGGACCGAATTCGTGGCGGACTTTTGGAACTTGGTGGCGCAGACAATAAAAATGGAGAGATTAAAATTCGGGATGAAAAAGGTAATGAAATTGGTAAATGGGATAAAGATGGAATCGTACTGAACAAAGGAACGATAGCCGGACCGAACATTACTGTTGGCGGCAAAAACAATACAGATGGAAGCCTTAAAGTATTAGATGCAAGTGGAAATGTGATTGCCACTATATCAAAGGATGGAATTTCCGTAGAAAACGGTCAGTATGGCAATGTGAAGCTTGTGGACGGAATGATCAAATTCTATGACGGGAAGGGAAACCTTGTTACAGAATTGAAATATGGAAAGAATGGAATCCTCATTGATTCATCCGGCAGTAGTTCGGCCGTGATCGGAGTAGATACTCAGGGCGGTGTGTCGTTGTTCGGAGAAAAGCAGATAGCGGAAACAACAGAAAAGCTGACGGTAAATGGAAGTACTGCTAAAACTGGAAAGGCCGTTTTATCAGATGGCAGTTATTTCGAATTTAAGCATGGTCGTTTGATCGGTGGAAAAACAGCAGAAGGAGGAACTATCTGATGAGCTGGACAATAGGAAACAAATATCTGACGGAAGCTCAGATGCAGGGAAATGCGCTGGAAGTGTACAAGTATCTGTCGGCCCGTAAGTGGACGTTGAATGCCATCGGTGGAATCCTTGGCAATATGGAGAAGGAGTCTAACATCAATCCGGGACTCTGGCAGAGTTTAAATGAAGGAAATTACAGCGGTGGTTTTGGCTTGGTGCAGTGGACTCCGGCTACAAATTATACAAACTGGGCATCAGAGAACGGCTATTCCATCACGGATCCGGTCGGTCAGCTGTACTGGATCCACAATCTGTCAGCATCAAAAGGGCAGTGGATTTCAACCAGCGCATACTCAATGCCATGGTCGGAGTTCAAGAGCAGCACAGAAACTCCGGAATATCTGGCCAGTGCATTTCTCAAGAACTTTGAGCGCGCCGGCGTAGAAGTAGAATCCGAGAGACGGAGTGCTGCAAGAAAATGGTACAACTATTTAAAAGAAAATGGCGGGAATTCAGAAGTGATCGAGACTGCAGTGAAATGGGCAATCTCAATCGCAAATGATGACAGCCACGGATATGATCAGACCAACAGAGACGGACCGGATTATGACTGTTCGTCTCTTATTTGTTGGGCATATTCGAAAGCAGGACTGAACACAAGACCAGGATACACGCCGGCAACCGGTTCAATGTACGATGTTTTTATTTCGGCAGGCTTTGAGGATGTGACTTCACAGATCAACCTGTCATCTGGAGCAGGTCTGATCCGGGGCGACGTGCTGCTGAAACCGGGAAGCCATACAGAGATGTTTATCGGGAATAGTCAGCTGGTTGGAGCATCGCAGAATGAGAATGGCGGTGTAACCGGCGGACGGACAGGAGACCAGACCGGGGAAGAGATTCATGTGCATGGTTATTATAACTTCCCGTGGCAGTATGTGCTGAGATATCCGGGAGGCGGCGGAGATCCTGAGCCGGAACCGAAGAATGTCAGTTTTGTAAGATGGATACCAGGATAGGAGATGAACAGAAAAGATGAGTGAAGTAATTGAAAGAGATGTCTATGTATTGCGTGACAGGCTCAAAGATACAATTGATTATGTCAG